ACGCTCTGATTCTAAGGCCGCAGGTCGGTGGAGTACAGGTAGTGGGGGCGAGTATTTTGCGATTGGTGTTGGCGGTGCAGTTACAGGTAAAGGTGCTGACCTTTTAATCATTGATGACCCCCATTCCGAGCAAGAAGGCCAGAGCGGTGATCCCTCAGTCTTTGATAAGACCTATGAGTGGTACACATCAGGGCCAAGACAGCGTTTACAGCCGGGCGGTGCGATCATTATTGTAATGACCCGCTGGCACAAAAGAGACCTGACAGGGCAGATTATCAAGTCCTCTACTCAGCGTGTAGGTTCAGATGAGTGGGAGGTGATTGAGTTTCCAGCGATCATGCCGTCAGAAAAGCCGTTATGGCCTGAGTTTTGGCCTATGGCTGAACTGGTGGCGCTAAGGGAGGAACTGCCCTCAGCTAAGTGGAACGCCCAGTATCAGCAAAATCCGACCTCTGAAGAGGGGGCGCTAATCAAGCGTAACTGGTGGCGCATATGGGAGCATCAACACCCGCCTCCATGTGAGTTTATTATCCAGTCATGGGACACGGCGTTCCTAAAGACACAGAGATCAGATTACTCTGCCTGCACAACATGGGGAGTGTTTTACGCCCCAGATGATGAGGGCATGACTGTAGCGAATATTATTCTACTAGACGCACTAAAAGAGCGACTAGAGTTTCCTGAGCTTAAAAAGGCCGCTCAGGAGCTTTACACGGACTGGCAACCCGATGCATGTATTATCGAAGCAAAGGCCGCAGGAACGCCTTTAATCTTTGAATTAAGGGCTATGGGCATCCCAGTATCGGATTACACCCCGTCCCGTGGTAACGACAAGATATCGAGAGTGAATGCAGTATCTGATTTATTCGCCTCTGGCATAGTGTGGCGACCTGAGAGAAGGTTTGCAGAAGAGGTTGTTGAGGAGTTCGCGGCATTTCCTGCGGGAGAGCATGATGACCTTGTTGACTCATCAACTCAGGCGCTGTTGAGGTTTAGGCAGGGCGGGTTCTTAAAGTTAAGCTCTGACGAAGAAGAAGAGCCTTTACGCAACAGAACAGCGGCCTACTACTAATGGAAGGCATAGAAGTAAAGGGTTGGCTGATTAATAGACTTGTTAGACCCATCTTTAGGAGGTTCTCTAAGGTTGGGGATCATGTGTATTTTGACAACAAAGACTTCCCTATTACTGAAGAGATTGAGTTTCATTTCCCTATAATACTCGCGGAGTTGCGAAGGGTTATGTTGAGGTCTAAGGAGCTTACCCCGTTTCAGGATATAAGCCCAGACCAGATATACATATCAAATGATGACAAATGGAAGATGTTTTTCCTCAAGGCTGGCACTGTAAGGTTCGATAGGAACTGTCAAGAATGCCCCAACACAATGGCATTTCTAGATAAGCACAGAAATATAGTCTCTGCTTATTTTTCTATTTTAGGGCCAAACAAAATGCTTATGCCGCATGAAGGGCCGTGGTGTGGGATAATAAGGATTCATTTAGGATTAATCATCCCAAAGCAAGGGAATGGCTGTACACTGGTAGTTGATGGCAAGCCCTACAAGTGGGAAGAGGGTAAGTGCGTGGTGTTTGATGACACTTACGAGCATATTGCAGTAAACGAAACAGATCATGAGAGAGTTGTTCTTTTTCTGGACTACATGAGACCCTTGCCGTTTTGGTTGTCTTGGGCTAACTGGTTAATGATAAGAACAGCTAGATACTTAAAATATTTCAAAGTTCCAATCACTCGACACAAAGAGTGGGAGCGCACCTTCTATAAAGAGGCTGAGTAATGAAAACAACAGGTTCAAGAGTTAGGTCTGAAGCGCCAAGAGCGGCACTCAAAGGCAAGTCAAAGAAAACTACAAGAGGCAATACTTCTGTCGAGAAGATAGAAGAAGCAAAGCCCAAAAAAATGATGGGCGGAGGAAAGCCACGCGACAAGATGTCTTACGCAGATGGCGGTAAGATGAAGATGGTTAAGAACAATAAAGGCGAGATGGTTCCTGATTTTGCGGCTGATGGCATAGGTCGAATGATGGGTGGCGGCAAGACTGTTCTGGCGCAAGATGGCATGAACAAGATTAGCGGCTATGCAAAAGGCAAGAAGGTTATGCACTACCGTGATGGCGGTGTAACCATGTCGGCTCGCGGTTGCGGTGCGGCCAGAAAGCAAAAGTTCGGCAAAAACGGCTAGGAACTTCTTATGGCAATGGAAAAACCTCTTGTTACTCCAGATCAGCTAACGCCTGAAGAGATGTCTGGCGCTATGGAGATAGAGATCGTTAACCCAGAGTCGGTTTCAATAGAGACTGAAGATGGCGGTCTAATGTTCGACTTTGACCCAGAATCTGAAATGTCTGGCGAAGTCGCATTCGATGCAAACCTAGCTGAGTATCTTGAAGAGCAGGACTTGGCAATGCTTGCCAGTGAGCTTGTAGGTCTGTTCAGGTCAGATAAAGAAAGCCGATCAGACTGGGAAAGGGTCTACATTGAAGGCTTAGACCTCTTAGGCTTGAAGCATGAGGATAGAACAACTCCTTGGGATGGCGCTTGTGGCGTATTCCACCCTCTGCTCACAGAGTCTGTTATTAAGTTTCAGTCTCAGTCGATTCAGGAACTGTTCCCAGCCAGTGGCCCAGTAAAGACCACTGTTGTTGGCGTTATTGATGAGATGAAAGAGAAGCAAGCTCATCGAGTACAAGATTATTTAAACTACCTTGTCACTGAAAAGATGACAGAGTATCGCTCTGAGACAGAAAAACTACTGTTCTCACTGCCTCTAGCGGGTTCCGCATTCAGAAAAGTGTACTTTGATCCCACTATGGGCCGTCCTTGCAGTATGTTTGTACCTGCTGAGGACTTTGTTGTTAGTTATGGTGCTTCTGACCTCACTACCTGCGAAAGAGCCACCCACATAATGAAGAAAACCAGCAACGAAGTACGCAAGTTGCAGGTCTCTGGGTTCTATGCAGACGTAGATTTAGGTCAGGCAAGCGACAACACGGACGAAATAGAGCATAAATATCAAGAACTTACGGGTAATTCATCAACTTACGACAACGATTCTCGTCATACGATACTTGAAATGCAGGTTGACCTCGACCTTATTGGCTTTGAGGACATGCAGGACGGAGAAATCACTGGAATACAGCTTCCATACGTTGTCAGCATTGATCTAAGCTCACGACAGGTGTTGTCTATCCGTAGAAACTACTACGAAGATGACGCTCAGAAGATGAAGCGAGAGCATTTCGTGCATTATCAGTATATGCCCGGCCTCGGCTTCTATGGATTCGGTCTGATTCACATGATTGGCGGCTTGGCTAAGTCTGCAACTTCACTTTTGAGACAGCTTGTAGACGCTGGAACGCTTTCAAATCTTCCCGGCGGCTTAAAATCTAGAGGGTTAAGAATAAAGGGTGACGATACCCCCATCATGCCCGGCGAGTTCCGAGATGTGGACGTTCCGGGCGGTTCTATCCGTGAAAATATTAGCTTTTTGCCTTATAAAGAGCCAAGTAATGTTCTTTATCAGCTTATGGGCGATATTGTAGAGGAAGGCAGGCGATTTGCCTCAGCCGCAGACGTAAAAGCGGCTGATATGAACTCAGAAGCCCCTGTTGGAACGACTCTAGCCATACTAGAGCGATCCATGAAGGTGATGAGTGCTGTTCAGGCAAGGCTACACGCCTCAATGCGTAAAGAATTGCGTATTTTATCCAAGATTGTTTATGACTTTGGCCCTACAGAATATCCATATCAGACTGAAGAGAACAAGGTCATATCTGAGGACTTTGATGGACGAATAGATGTTATTGCGGTAAGCGATCCCAACTCTGGCACTATGGCACAGCGAATCATGCAGTATCAAGCGGCATTGCAGTTATCTCAGCAGAACCCTGATATGTACGATCTGCCTTTATTGCACCGTCAGATGCTAGATGTCCTTAACATCCGTGACGCAGATAAGATCGTTCCTCTTGATGAAGACATTAAGCCGACTAACCCAGTCAGTGAGAACATGAACATCATCAACAACAAGCCAGTCAAGGCGTTTATGTATCAGGATCATGAGGCACACATTCAGGCTCACATGGCCTTTATGGAAGACCCCAAGATTATGGAAATCGCTGGGAAAAGTCCTATGGCAAAAGCTATGGCGGCGGCTATGGCGGCACACGTTCAAGAGCATTTGGCGTTTGCTTATCGTCAACAGGTTGAGGATGAGCTTGGTGTTGAGTTGCCAGCAAACAACGAAGACCTACCTGAGAGCGTTGAACTTAAACTTTCAAGACTTGTTGCCCCTGCGGCAGAACAGCTTAAAGGCAAGAATCAGCAAGAGGCTCAACAGAAGAAAGCGCAAGAGCAGGCTAAAGACCCAGTTGTCCAGATGGCACAGCGTGAGCTTCAAATTAAAGAGCAGTCTGCTATGGCTAAGGCTCAGATTGATCAGGCCAAGATGCAACTTGAAATCGCTAAGGCTAGAAGCAAGGCTGATTACGATATGCAGAAGCTTGATCAAGAGGCTGAGATCGCTAAAGCCGAGCTTGCTGTCAAGATTGCTGAGGATAGGGCTAGAGAGGAGATGGATTCTCGCAAGCAGTCAACTAAAGAGCAGATTCAGGGTATCGAGATTGGCAAGGATTTAGCGGAGAGCCTATTCAATGTCAAGAGCGCAGAATAATTCTTGGGAGTATCTTAGAGAGAAGATACGCGCCCAAATGAATGATATGAGCGACCATGTTAGTGGTGGCGCATGTAAAGAATTTTCCGACTACCAAAAGTGTTGCGGAATAATCGAGGGTTTAGCCCTTGCAGAGAGAGAACTTCTAGACTTGCAGGCCAAGCTAGAAAGCGACTAATTCGTTACATCCAGTAACGCACAACGACTCTGGACGTTTTTTTCCAGTGCAGAAGGTCAGACTAATGACAGATTTGTCTAAACCGTCAAAAAAAGACGAGAAAGAAACTTCTCGCAAGGCTAATCAGTTGCCTAAGCCGCAGGGCTATAAAATATTGATTGCTTTACCTGAGCCAGATGAAAAGACGGAAGGCGGAATTATTAAATCCGCTAGGTCGTTGCAAGACGAAGAGGTTGGTTCGATTGTAGGAATGGTGCTTAAACTTGGCCCAGACACTTACAGCGATCCTCAACGATTCCCGTCTGGCGCTTTTTGCAAAGAGGGAGATTGGGTTTTGATGCGATCTTACTCAGGCACTAGATTCAAAGTGCAAGGCAAAGAGTTCCGGTTAATCAACGATGACAGTGTTGAAGCTGTAGTCGAAGACCCAAGAGGCATAGTTAAAGTATGAGTGAATCTAATGAAGCAGTAGACGTTGAAAGCAGTGCCGAAGATAAATTCTTTGGCGTTAAAACTACAATAGTTAAGAGCAGTGCCAAGAAGACTGAAGACGAGTCTTCTGACATTGAGATCGAGACTATAGATGATCGTCCCGTTGAAGACAGACGAGCGCCCAAAGCGGAAGCCTCTGATGAAAGCGAAGATGACGATGAACTATCTGGCTATAGCGATAAGGTTCAGAAAAGAATCAACAAGCTTCGCTATGAGCAGAATGAGGAACGCCGACAGCGAGAAGCGGCTGAAAGGATGCGTGAAGAGGCAGTTCGTGTAGCTCAAACTCTTAGCAACAAGAACAAAGAGTACGAGAGCATTATTACGCGAGGGGAAGCCGCACTTGTTCAGCAGATAAAGGGTAAGGCAGAACTATCTCTAGAGCAGGCCAAGAATAGATATAGAAAGGCGTATGACGAGGGAGACACTGACAACGTCATTGAATCTCAAGAAGCCTTAAATAGAGCGCAGGCCGAGATGGCAGAAGCGGTTAAGTATGAGCAGAACCTTGCGGCTCAAGCTCAACGACAGCAGTTTCAGCCTCAAGCTCAAGAGCAGTTTCAGCGACAACCCCAGCAACAACCACAGCAGGCTCCGCTTCCTGTAGACCCAGAAGCAAAGGAGTGGGCTGAAAAGAACGATTGGTTTATGTCTCCAAGCAACAAGCGAATGACTGCAACAGCTTATGGTTTGCACGAAGAAGCTATTGTTGATAATAAGATTAAACCTAATACGTCTGAGTATTTTGAGTTTATTGACTCAGGAATGCGTGAGGCGTATCCCACATTTGATTGGCAGGATAAAAGCGATTCTGATGGACGTACCGCGACTTCGACTGCTAATCAACGCTCCACGGTAGTGGCATCATCAAGCAGGAATAATGGTGCAAAACCGCGCAAAGTGAAGCTAACGTCCACTCAAATCTCTCTCGCCAAGAGAATTGGGCTTACCCCAGAACAGTATGCCAGACAACTCGCTAAGGAGAACCTGAAATGACTGAAGAGCGCAAACCCAGAGAAAAGTCTTCACGCAATGAAGAAGCTAGAGCTAACGATTCATGGATGCCAGCATCTATCCTTCCAGACCCAACCCCGCAAGACGGTTGGCTGTTTCGGTGGGTACGAACGTCCACGATGGGAGAGTCAGATAATACACACGTTTCTCGCATGTTTAGAGAAGGTTGGGAGCCTTGTAAGGCCGAAGATCACCCTGAGTTAATGCTTGAGTCTGATATCAACTCTAGATGGGCAGGCAACATTGAGGTTGGTGGACTGCTTTTATGTAAAGCGCCATCAGGCAAAATGGAATCGCGTACACAGCACTTCCAGAAAGTTGCTCAGAATCAAATGGATTCTGTAGACCAAAACTATTTGCGTGAAAATGATCCTAGAATGCCTCTGTTAAATCCAGAGCGCAGTTCTAAGACAACTTTTGGAAGGAGCTAAACCTTTTGGTAAGGCTCCTAAACTAAGTAATTAACTATTTTTAGGAGGCCATCATGGCTACTACTGCAACTCCAACAGGTGCAGAACCAGTTGATACTCTTAGTGCGAGCGGCTCTTTTTCAGGAAAAGTTCGACACATTAGTATCGCAAGTAACTACGGAACCGCTATTTTTTATGGCGATTTCGTTAAGTTGGTTGCCGCTGGTACTGTAGAGAAAGCCGCCGTGACAACAGCAGTTGTTGCTGGCACTGTCGGCATTTTCATGGGATGCTCATTCACTGATCCTACTACAAACCAAATGACATTTAGCCAGCACTATCCAGCGTCTACTGTCGCTAGCGATATCATGGCGTATGTTTGTGATGATCCAAAACTGTTATTCCGTATGCAAGGTGACGAGGCTATCGCTCAAACTGGGCTTGGCAACAATATCTCTGCGGTTAGCACAGCGGGTTCAACCTCGATTGGTCGAAGCAAGAACGCTCTAGATGGCGGCTCTATCGCTACGACTAACTCGTTACCTCTTCGTGTCGTTGACTTCGTAGATGGCCCAACCAGCACTGTAGGCGATGCCTTCACTGACTGTATTGTGACCTATCTACCACTGAGTCACGCTTACGAAACCAAACTTGGCGTTTAAGGAGATTTAGGAAATGGCTATTTCACGCGCACAAATGCTCAAAGAGCTACTCCCCGGCCTTAATGCCTTATTTGGTCTTGAGTACGAGAAGTATGATGATGAACACACTCTTATTTATGAAACAGAGAGTTCTGATCGCTCGTTTGAGGAAGAAGTTAAGTTAAGCGGCTTTGCGGCGGCTCCAGTAAAGAACGAAGGTTCTTCAATCTCTTATGATTCAGCACAAGAGTCCTTTACTGCCCGTTACAACCACGAAACTATCGCTACTGGGTTTTCTATAACCGAGGAAGCTATGGAAGATAACTTGTATGACTCACTGTCTGCTCGTTACACCAAAGCTCTTGCTCGCGCTATGGCATACACCAAGCAAGTTAAAGCGGCTTCTCCCCTAAACAACGGTTTCACTAATGCTTATCAGTCTGGTGACGGCGTAAACCTGTTCACTGCTGTTGGTGATGGTGTTGCTGGCGGTGGCGGTCACCCAACTGTAGGTGGTGGCTTCAACAGCAACCGTCCTGCCACTGGTGCTGACTTAAACGAAACATCTCTGGAGAATGCGATCATTACGATTGCAGGATACACAGATGAGCGCGGCCTGCTTATTGCGGCTCGTCCTACTCGTTTGATTGTTCCGCCTAACCTGATGTTCGTTGCGGATCGCTTGCTGGAAACTACTCAGCGAGTTGGAACTGCCGATAACGACCTCAATGCTATTCGTAACATGGGTGCTGTACCTGAAGGCTACTCTGTCAATCACTACCTGACTGACACTAACGCTTTCTTCGTAATGACCGATATTCCAAACGGTCTGAAGCACTTTGAGCGTACTGCTCTAGAGACTAGCATGGACGGAGATTTCGACACAGGTAACGTGCGCTATAAAGCGCGTGAGCGTTACTCGTTCGGTGTATCCGATCCGCTGGGCATCTACGGATCGCCCGGAGCGTAACAATGCTATTGACCTGTTAAGGTTTAATGGTATGGTTATAGGGGGGAAGACTTTCTTCCCCCTTTTAATCCTGACTGCTTTATAGCAGACTCACCCACGACAGGAGAATGACATGGGTAATACTACATTTACTGGAGCAGTACGCTCCGAAAGCACATTCAAGACAGTAAGCAAAAACACCACCACAGGCGCTATTACCGAAGTAGTCACTGTAGGTGATGCCCCCGTTAGCCTTGCTGATGCAAACGTAACTCTCACCAACGCGACCCACAGCGGCAGGGTTATCCTTGTTCCAGATGGCGGTCAAGATAATACATACACATTGCCAGCACCTGTGGCAGGCTCTATGTTCCGTTTTGTTTATGCAGGCGGAGCGGCTGATGCAACTGATGCAATTATCGTTACTCCCGCGAATGCTAACTTTTTCGTTGGCGGAGTAACATTCCTTGATACTGACAATGAAGTTAGTGCGGTTTTCTCTGATGGTAACTCAAACAGCAAGATACAGATCAATGTACCCGCTGGCTTTGATGTAACTATTATGGGTATAGACGCGACTAATTATCAGATATTTGGTAGCGTGACTGGCGCAACTGCTCCAGCGTTCGGTGATCAGTAAAATTAACATGAGGAGGCTGGCTCAGGTCAGCCATCCCACCAATTACAGTGAGGACGGTTAAATGGCTGATGCAGTTGCAACGCAGACGATCAGTGATGGCGCACAGTTTGCGACATTTAAGTTTACAAATGCTAGTGACGGTACTGGCGAAAACGCGGTTAAGAAGATTGATGTCTCTGCTCTTGGCGTGAACCCTGTTACAAAGCAGTCGTGTAGTAGCGTATCGATCTATGGCATATGGTATAGCACTATAGGGATGAGTGTTAAGATCGACTTTGATGCTAGTACCAATGTTCTTGCTTGGAATCTTATCGCTGACTACTCAGACAACTTAGACTTTTCTGACTTCTCCGGTATACCCAACAATGCGGGTGGCGGAGTTACTGGTGATATCGACTTCACTACGGTAGGTCATTCTTCTGGTGACAGCTACACTATTGTAATGAAAGTTCTAAAGCACTATGGCTAGAAACTATAAGCTAGAGTACAAGAATTATCACTCAAAGCCTGAGCAGAAAAAGCGCAGGGCTAACCGCAATGCGGCCAGAGATATCATGGAAAAGAAAGGTCTCGTCAAAAAAGGTGATAAGAAAGATGTTGATCACAAGGATCGTAACACCAAGAACAACAAGTCTAGCAATCTTAGAGTAACTTCTAGAGCCAAGAATAGGTCTAGAAACGGCACTAAAAAGAAGTGAGATATTGATATGGATGATAAAACCAAAAATATACTGTCTGCTTTAAGCCCAGCATATGCCATTTCTCAGGGCAAAAGTTTAGGCGTTATGGGTCTTATCGGTAACGAAAGAAGCCGAAGAAAGAATAAAAAAGAAGAGGCAAAGCAAAAGCTCATTGATGAATCCGCTAAAGCGCCTGTTACACCCCCTATGCCGGAGCCGCAGATGATGCGTAAAGGCGGGAAGGTTCGCGGTGCAGGGAAGGCAAGGCAGGGAGTTCGTCCCTGTAAGATGCGCTAATGCCAGCCAAGAAGAAGGCAAAGTCTAAGGTAAACGCGGCAGGCAACTATACAAAGCCTGAGATGCGTAAGCGACAGTTTAACCGCATCAAGGCTGGAACCAAGGGTGGAAAGGCTGGTCAGTGGAGCGCAAGAAAGGCTCAGATGCTAGCAAAAGCTTATAAAGACGCGGGTGGAGGTTACAAATGAAGGGCGTAAAGCACTACAAAAGAGACGGAACTGAGCATAAAGGCTCTACCCACAAGATGCCTGACGGAACCTTACATAGTAATAAGTCTCACACTAAGACAAGCGTAAAGCTGTTTCACCTTAAAGACTTGTCGGCTAAAGCCAAGGCAAGGGCGAAAGGCAAAAAGTAATGGCTATTTCACGCGCACAGGCTGGAAAGCAGACCAAAAGCGGTAGCGCAAAGAAAAAATCCCAGAAGTCTTTAGATAAGTGGACTAAAGAGAAGTGGGGGACAAAGTCAGGAAAGAACAGCACCCAAGGCAAAAAAGCTACGGGCGAAAGATATCTCCCCAAGAAGGCAAGGGAGGCTCTAACAGACAAAGAGTATGCGGCTACATCGAGAAAGAAGAGAGCCGATACGAAAAAAGGCAAACAGCACAGTAAGCAACCCAAGAAGATTGCTAAGAAAACCGCGAGGCACAGGTAATGGCTACGCCACGAAAAGGTAAGGCAAAGGTTAAGGTAACCTCTTCAGGGAAAAAGGTTAGCTATGGTCAGGCTGGCAAAGCAAAGGGCGGTGGTGCGAGGGTAAAGCCGGGAACATCCAAGGGAGACAGCTATTGCGCTAGGAGTCTGGGGATTAAAAAACGCCTTCCAAAGAAAAAGCAAAACGACCCTAACACTCCAAACAATCTATCCCGTAAGCGATGGAAATGCTCTGGGGCTAAATCCAGAAGGAAATAGACATGGCTACAAGCGGAACATATGCATTTGACTTAGACCTAGGAGACGCTATAGAAGAGGCGTTTGAGCTTGCTGGTCTTGAGTTAAGAAGCGGCTATGACTATCGAACCGCAAGGCGTAGCATCAACCTGATAATGCTTGAGTGGCAGAACCGAGGTTTAAACCTATGGACTGTAGACTTTGCTTCGGAGACGATGACCGCAGGCGACTCAACGTACCCATTATCCGCTGATAAGCTAGATATAGTTGAAGCGTTTGTGAGAACAAACAGCGGGAATACATCTAGCCAGTTCGATCAGACTCTGACAAGAATATCAGGAAGTCAGTATGCTCATCTTTCTAACAAGTTAACAACAGGAAAGCCGTTGCAATTTTGGTTGGAAAAAAAGCCGACAGGAATAACATTCAATCTGTGGCCTGTTCCTGATAGCCAAGAAACGTATCATCTTTCCTATTATTATCTTCGCAGGGTTGAAGATGCAGGATCGCCAGCATCACTTAACATGAGCATACCTGCTAGGTATCTTCCTTGTCTTGTTGCTGGCTTGGCTTATCAGCTTTGCCTGAAGTATGCAGAGGCGGGAGCAAAGGCTTCTGTCATGAAGGCGGAGTATGAGGCACAGTGGACGCTTGCGGCTGATGCGGATAGAGAGAAAGCATCTATCTTTGTTTCTCCCGGTGGTTACCAGTTTTGAGCAGAACTCAAGGTAAAAGAGCTTTTGGGTTTTGTGACCTGACAGGCTTCCGATATCCACTGAAAGACTTGGTTCCACAGATAGTCAATCAGCGCCCTACAGGATTGTTGGTTGGCAAAGACGTTTTGGATGTTGATCAGCCGCAACTTCAGTTGGGTAGAGTCAGAACAAATGATGATCAGTCTCTCAGGAATCCTCGACCAGATAGAGCGCAGGCAGAAAGTCGAGAGTTATATGCATTTGATCCTGTTGGTGGAGGTGTAACTGAGCTTGGCAGTAGAACTGTAGGCTTAGATATATCTGCTCACGCAGGAAAAGTTACGGTGGAAATAACCTAATGGCGTGGACATTTACAACACTAAAGTCTTCTATACAAGACTATCTTGAGACTACAGAGTCTACCTTCGTAAGTGAGCTTCCGAACATAATCACTCGCGCAGAGGAAAGAATACTCAAGTCTGTACAGCTTCCAAACTTCAGGAAGAATGTTACAGGTGCCTGCACATCCGGTAATCAGTATCTTCAGACCCCTAGTGATTTTCTGGCGCTGTACTCCATAGCTCTAGATAATAGTGGCTATGAGTATCTGCTCAATAAAGATGTTAACTTTATACGGGAAGCATACCCAGTTAGCACCGTAACAGGCGTTCCGAAGTATTACGCTCTGTTTAATGATCAGACATTTATAATGGCTCCAACACCAAATGCGGCATTTACGTTTGAGCTACATTACTTCTACAAGCCTATATCGATTACTCAGTCGTCTGACGGGACTAGCTGGCTTGGTGACAACGCTGAGAATGCATTGTTGTATGGCTGTCTTGTTGAAGGTTACACGTTCCTTAAAGGAGATGCTGATCTTATGGCTCAGTATCAATCAAAGTACCAAGAGTCTCTCGACAAGCTAGAGATACTGGGTGAAGGCTACGACACTACAGACAGTTACAGGTCTGGCGCGGTAAGAAAGGCCAGATCATAATGCTAATGGAGCTTCCATCAACCCCGATAGTAGAGGTTGCTACAACGTCAGGCAAAGGTCACGATGTAGAGTTTTGGGCTGAAAAAGCAACAAACAAGATCGTATCTGTTGGTAAGACTAGCCACCCCGCTGTAAGGGAGCAGGCTGAGGCATTTAGAGATCAGGTTTACACTGTCGTGTTGCACTTCATGAAGGAAGCGATAAAAAGCGATAGAACCACGCTCACGGGCGTTTTTGAATCAAACCAACAGAAAGAAATGGCAGAAATAATTAGGAGATTGTAATGGCGATATCGCAGGCAGTTTGCTCCAGCTTTAAATCAGAGCTTTTGCAGGGGCTACACAACTTTACTAACAGCAGTGGAAATACGTTCAAGCTAGCCCTATATACAAGCAGTGCTAGCTTGGGGGCCACTACTACGGCGTATAGTTCAACTAATGAAGCTAGCGGCACTAATTACACCGCTGGAGGCGGCGCGTTAACAAATGTTACCCCCTCACTTTCAGGAACTACAGCGATTACTGACTTTGCTGACCTGACGTTCTCAAACGCGACAGTAACTGCAAATGGCGCATTGATATACAACGACACAAACGCTGATCGGGCTGTTGTGGTTCTGGCCTTTGGATCAGACAAAACATCAACAGAGGGTGATTTTACGATAGCCTTCCCTACGGCGGATGCTAGCAACGCGATAATAAGGATTGCCTAGTGGCTGAAATAACCGGATGGGGTCGGTCTGGCTGGGGTACTGACGGCTGGGGGACTCCTGATGATATAAATGTTACGGGAAATCAGGTAGCGGCTTCTGTTGGTAGCGTTACGGTCACAGCGCGTAAACCAGAATTGGTTAATGTAACTGGCGCACAGGTATCATTAGCAACATCATCGGTAACGGCTTCTGCGGGTGCAGACATTACGATAACAACTACCGACCCACTAACAGTAAGTGAAGGCACAAGTAACGTGTACGGGCTGATTGTGACGGGTCAAACTACAGATTGGCGAGAGGTAGCTTAAATGGCAACTTATGTAAATGATCTCAGACTGAAGGAGATCGCAACAGGTGACTCTTCTGGTACATGGGGTACTGAGACGAATGTTAACCTAGAGTTAATCGGTGAGGCTATGGGCTATGCGACTAAGGCAGTCGCTGACGCATCATCCTCCACAATCACAATGCCCGATGGAACTGCTACGAATGGAGAGCTTAGGTCTTTATATCTGAAGCTAACTGGGGGCGGTCAAGCATCAACGATAACCCTAGCGCCAAACACCATATCTAAGGTTTGGTTTATTGAAAACGCTACAAGCTATACGCTTACATTTACACAGGGTTCTGGTGCTAATGTTGCTGTAGCGGCTGGGCAGACCAAGGTAATAGCTTCAGACGGTGCTGGAAGCGGCGCTGTCTTGTATGACGTTATGACTGACCTGTCAGTAGCAGGAGATTTGTTTGTGGCTGACACCGTACAGCCATCAGGCGACACGGCATCAGGTGATGCGGCGGCAATAGGCTATACAGCCGCAGAAGGCATCATTGTTACAGGGCAAGGCTCAACGTCCGATGTCACCATCAAAAATGATGCTGACGGGACTGTTCTTACTGTCCCTACAGGCACAACTAACGTGGATATTGTCGGTGTGGCTACAGCGGCAACTTTTGAGCCTGACGGAGACACCGCCGCTGGTGATAACGCCGCTATAGGTTACACCGCCGCAGAAGGTCTTATCCTTACAGGTCAAGGCTCTACCAATGACGTAACTATTAAGAACGATGCTGACGCTGATGTTATTGAGGTGCCAACAGGCACTGTCAATGTCACTATGGCAGGTACTGTTACAGCGGCAAGCACAATAGTGGGTAACGCTGGACTACACGTTAAGAATGGCGCTACCGGAGCAGGCTTTGTACAGTTTTTTGAGGACTCCGATAATGGCTCTAATAAGGTTACTCTAGCTGGGCCAGCCTCTACAGCGGATATTACATTAACCCTGCCAAGCTCAGTTGGTACTAGCGGTCAGGCTCTGGTTACTAACGGTAGTGGCGTTTTATCCTTTGCGGCAGTAGGCGGCTTGTATAACGACTGGCTGATCAAGACAGCCAATTACACGATGGTTTCTGGAGATCAAATAATTGTAAACAAAACTACCGCACTAACAATGACTCTCCCAGCAAGCCCTTCCGCAGGCGATGTAGTTACAGTAAAAGCTACAGGCGGTGGTACAGTTACAATTGGGCGCAACTCTTCAAACATCAATTCTACAGCGGCGGATGGAACTCTAAACAACGGCTTTAGTACTCAGCTTGTGTATGTTGACGGAACAATCGGCTGGCTACAGCTATAAGAGGATTTAAAAATGGCAGTATTATTAGGTAATGTAAATCAAGGTCTTTATGGCGGCGTTATTATGGAGATACCGCTTACACGTTCACAAACTTTTGTTCCCCCGCGTAACGGAACAGTAAACATTATATGCGTTGGTGCTGGTGGCGGTGGCGCTTATACACACGGTACTGGAGGAACTATTGCTACAGGCGGCGGGGCTGGCGGTCTTTGCATAAAAGAAGGTCTGGACGTTACCACAAGCGGTTCTTTCACTATAACCATTGGTTCTGGCGGAGCAGGAAAAGCGTCAAACAGTCAAGTAAATGGAAGCGATGGTGGCAACACGACTGTTTCTGGGACGGGTTTGTCATCTACTTTAACTGCTAATGGTGGTGGAGGTGGTCGAAGTATAACCACGACTGAAAGCGGGGCGGCAGGAGGAACAGGCGGTACAGCATCAAACGGTAATTTTAATCGTGCAGGAGGCGCTGGAGGCTCAGTAGGTTCAGGTATCGTTACTTCTGGTAATAGAGCTTACCTTGATCTTTCTACTGGAGGCGGTGCCGTTGCTATATTAACTTCAACAGGCTATGCGGGTGGTAGTTTTACGCTTGCAGGCGGTGGCACTCAAGTTACTAACGACCATTACTTCTCGTCAGGCGGCGCTGGTATTGGCGGTCGCGGGGGCGGTGTACACGCGTGGAGCGGCAACTTAGGTGCGAGCTTATTAGGTTTTAACGGCGGCGGCTCAAACTATGCTGGTTACGACCATGTTGATCAGTACGACTGGGCCACCTCTGTTAGTTCGGCAGGGCGAGGCGAAGCGTTTGCTTTTCCGTACATAGGCGCGTCTCTTATTGGTCGAACAACCGCAGTAGGCGGTGCTGGTGCCCACGGCAGTCAGGCTCCTACTAATGGAGGCGGTATAAGACAGTCAAGAAACAATGCTGACAGCAATTATTTTACTTTTGAAGGTCACACTAATCCTGTGGGCGCTGGCGGTGGTGGATATACCGGAAACACCGATACTGTTCGTAGTGCTTACGGCGGCGCTTTTGCAGGAGGAGGCGGCACTACTCATTATGCTAATAGCTCCCTTCAAGGTCAACGTTCTGGTGATGGCGGAGTAGGTGGAGGTGGAGGCGGGTTTGTTAGTTTCGCATCCTCTGCTCAATACGGACTTTCTGGATATGGCGGCCCCGGAATGGTCTTTATTCACTACACGGCTTACGCATAAGGAGAATTACAATGCCTACTTACAAAATTTTAAATTCTGATGGGGATGTCGTAAACACCATAGAGGCTGACAAAGCCTTTGTGGATGAACACCACTCTGGAAAATACGAGCTTGTTGTTCCACCAGCGCCTACAGAGGAGCAACTAACGGAAATCGCACACCGCGAGGCGCGTGAATGGAGAGACAGTGAGCTTGTGGCTACAGACAAAGCTTCGCAAACCCCAGACTGGCCCAACCGTGATAACATCCTGACTTATAGGACTGCTTTGCGTGACTGGCCTGCTACTGATGACTTCCCAGATACCAAGCCTAATATAGGGGGCTAGTAAGTGGAAATTAAGACGCTTAATTTGTTAAGTCTACTGCCTGTTGCAGTTGTTGCTACAGGCGCTATCTTTAGCTATGCCAGCTTAGAGGCTTCTGCGTCTGAGAATGCTGAGGACATTGAAGAGGTGGCAGAGAAGATTGAGGAGATCGAAGAAGACGTTTCTGAGTTACAGCAACAGATGACTCGTACTGAGATTCAGATTGATAACGCTGTTCAGGACTTGTCAGAGGTAAGGTCTGACACCAAGGCTATTCTCAATCTTCTGCAACGCAAACCCACGGAGTAGTATCTTGCCTACAGTAAAAGACACCATTGCGAAGCTTGAGGCGCACGAAAAAGAATGCAGTCTAAGGTATGAGAATATAGAGAGGCGCTTAGAGTCTGGAGCCAAAAGGTTTGATCGACTTGAAATGATAATGTTCAGCATGTATCCGTTTATTATAAGCGCGATAGCTTTGTTTAAGTGGATGCCTGCGTAGGAGCTTAAATGATCGCAGAAATTTCCGCCGTAGTTGGGATACTCAAGGCGCTTAATGAGGGAATATCTACAGTAAAAGAGAGCGGCAGTCACCTTACAGGTTTGACTGGTGTTTTTGACGGCCTGACGAAAAGCAAGGCGGCTGTGGAGCAGATAGAGTCCGAAGTAAATGAAGGGAACCACCTCATCACTCAGGAGGAGGCTCTTCAGCTTGCTTGGGCTAAAAACGATATCCGAGAGAAAGAAAAAGAACTCAAGAAAATCACTCCACGGCAAGTATGGCGAGACATGCTGGCTATCCAGCACAAATCCCTTATGGAAGACAAACAACGCAGAGAGAAGGCTCGTTTAGCTAAAAACAGAGCTATTACCAAGCGAGACGAGATGGTTAAGAATGTCGTGGGGGTTTTGTTTATTGCCGTCCTTGGCGGAGCGTCTTGGTACGCTATTGAGGTTATGAAGGTGCTGGGTGAGTAATGGCTCCAAAAAAATTAGAGAAAGAAAGCAAATACTCAGAGTTTGATTTAGATCACGATGGCATTGTTACTGATGAAGAGATATCCCGTCACACGGAAATGGTCGATCAAACTATCCGAGAAGAAAAAGCCGACTCTCAGAGAAAGATGGCATGGGTGGCTATGGTTAGCATGTGCGTCTACGCGCTTCTTCCTATTATGCCATTTATACCAGAATCCAGATTAGACACTATAGCGTCTCTGAGCGATATGCTATTTCTCAGCCAAGCATCTGTAATTGGAATGTTTTTTGGCGCAACAGCCTACATGACGAGGAAGTAGATATGCTAGAAGCACTAATCGGCCCAGTTTCGGGTCTTCTTGACAAGTTTATCGAAGATAAAGATACCAAAAACGCCTTGGCACATGAGATAGCTACAATGTCTGAGCGCCACGCTCAAGAACTCGCTAAGGGGCAGTTGGAGGTCAATAAGGTCGAGGCGGCATCAAAATCAATGTTTGTTGCTGGCTGGAGACCTGCTGTGGGCTGGGTAACTGTAATCGGCATGGCCTCAAATTATATACTGATTCCAATGGGCAACTTTGCCTTGGCGGTTGCTGGAAGCGAGATAACCATACCTCTGCTACAGATGTCTGAGATGATGCCTGTGCTTTTAGGTATGCTTGGTCTTGGCGGTATGCGTACCGTTGAAAAAATTCAGAAAGTATCACGGGAGAAATAAAATGGGATTATTTACTTGGGTAGCCTCACTGTTCTCAACCAGTCAAGAGGAAGATAAACACGCCCCGGAAGACGAGTTGGTTCGTGCAAGAGACAAGAGGGGCCGTTTTGTTGGCGACAACCCTAATACAAAAAAGAACGAGGCTTACACGAAGAAGGCCGCAAAGAAGTGAGTCAGTCTAGATTCAATAGGCTTATAATAATGCTAAAGCGTCATGAAGGCGTTAAACGGCATGTATATAAGTGTTCTGCTGGCTATGAAACGATAGGAGTTGGCAGAAACATCTCCGATTCTGGGTTAGGTCTTTCTGATTCTGAGGTTTTGTCACTGTTAACGAACGATATCTATAGGGTTATTGATGAGTTATCATCAGAGTATGATTGGTTTGATGGGCTTGATCCTGTAAGAAAAGATGCGATGGTTGACCTGTCCTTTAATGTAGGTCAAACATCATTAAGAAAGTTTAAGAATGCATTGCAGGCTATGTCTGAGAAAGACTATAGCAGGGCGGCAGATGAGTTTATGGACTCTAGGTGGAGCCAGCAGGTCGGTAACAGGGCTGTTGAGGTCACTAACATGATAAGAACCGGAGAGTATCAATAATGGGAATGGGTAGCAGACAGCCAATGAGAGGCCAGAACGAAGCGTTTGGGCGTAATCAAATAAACCCTAGAGGAATGGGCTTCATGCCAGCTTCCCAGCCTAGAATGAGTGGTGGCAAGGGAGGTGTTACCACTACGGCTGATCTAGCCAATAGCACTTCCCAGTTTCCTATATCAGAAAGTAGCTATACTCCTTCGTACAGAACGTCCCAGTTTCCTACGGACGGATATAGATATGTTCCCCCGGCCTCTACGGGCGTTCCATCGACACAGCGTCAAGGACAGCAACAAGTAGATCGGATGATGCAGACACCTCGCATGGGTGGCGGCAAGGGTGGTTATAACCCTATCGCAGGGCCAATAAGGTTTGATCCTAATGCAGGTCAGGAACCAGTTGATCCTAGTTTTGGCGTAGTTGGCCCGATAGACCCTGATGATATTGACACCAGAACCGCTGAAGAGCTTAATCGGCCTATTGATAACTTTGATCCTCCATTAGAAGACCCAGTGATGGAAGACCCTGCGCCAGCACCTGAGCCTTACGTTCCTTATGCAAGACCTAGACCTCCTAGTGGATTATTTTCTGATCAGTCAGGAATAGCTAGCTTGCGTGGACAGTATCGCGCACCGTCTATGAGTAATCCTCAGTTTCGGCCATATCGTCCTGTTCAGAGGTATCAGCCTCCTCAGCGTATGCCTATGCCTAATCCTCCTCGAAGGATGCCTCGGCCTCCTTACGAGCAAAGACCTCCTAGAGACCCTAGAGACCCAATTTTTCCTAGCGGCCCATCTAAGGGCGGAAGACCTCCCGCTCAACCGCCAAGAAGAGTGCCTCCACCTTTTATGCCTAGTCCTCGGATGCCTAGCCCGTATGGTCGGCCACCAATGAGCGGCCCATCTAAGGGCGGAAGGATGCCAAGCGGCCCATCTAAGGGCGGAAGACCAATGCCTCAGATTCCATTTAATCCTCCCTATGGTGGTTAATTATGCCCTTACAGAAGATTCAGTTTGCCGCTGGAATTAGCAAAGAAGGGACAGACTATACTGCCGATCAGGGGTGGACTGATTCTGACAAAATACGCTTTAGGAAAGGTCGCCCTGAAAAAATAGGCGGTTGGACTAAGTTTTCTCTAAATACTTTTCAGGGTGTTTGCAGGTCTCTCTACACATGGGCCACACTGGGTGCTACCAAGCACACTGGTGTTGGGACAAACCTAAAGTTCTACATCACTGAGGGAGTAAACTTCAATGATGTCACGCCACTAAGGGCTACTACATCAGCGGGTGATGTTACGTTTTCAGCGTCCAATGAAAGTTCCACGATTACTGTGTCAGATACGTCTCACGGTGCAGTTGTTAATGATTTTGTAACATTCTCTGGCGCGGCTAGCCTTGGTGGAACCGTTATTGCTAGCGTCCTTAATCAGGAATATCAGATAGCATCTATAATAAATTCCAATAGCTATACTGTTATTGCAAAAGATACCTCTGGCAACACCGTAACCGCCAACGCTAGCGACTCTGGGAATGGCGGCAGTAGCACTGTTGGTGCGTATCAGATAAACACAGGATTGAATACGTTTGTTCAAAGCACGGGTTGGGGCGTTAACACTTGGGGTAGTGGAGGATTTGGTTCTGTAACAGCAATAACAGCATCAAGTCAGCTAAGACTATATAGTCAAGATAATTTTGGCGAAGACCTTGTGTTCAATCCAAGGGGCGGAGGTATATATTACTATGACATTTCCGCAGGTCTAGCAAACAGAGCTTTGGACATTACCGATGCCTCACTTGGAGGATCAAACCCCCCAACAGCGGCCTTGCAGGTAATGGTATCCGATGTTGATCAGCATGTTATTGCTTTTGGCGTAAATCCTATTGGGTCATCAACCATAGACCCTTTGTTTATACGATTCTCTGATCAGGGTAGCTTAACCGACTGGACACCCACCGCGACCAATACTTCAGGCGGAGCGAGAATAAACTCTGGCTCACTTATCGTTGGCGCTGTTCAGACAAGGCAAGAGATACTTGTATTCACAGATGAAAGCCTGCATTCAATGAGATTCGTGGGCGGCCCTTTTGTATTTGACTTTTCGACAGTTAGCACAGATGTTTCGATGGTTTCCCCTAGAGCGGCAATCAATGCGAGAGGCTCCGTGTACTTTATGGATGAGGGTAGTTTTTACGCCTATAACGGTTCAGTTCAGCCTCTCCCATGCTCCGTTAAGGACTATGTGTTCTCCAACTTAAATGTCGGCCAATCTTACAAGGTATTTGCGGCTGAAAACTCTGCATACTCCGAGGTTACTTGGTATTATCCTATAGGAACTGGAGATACAGAGATAACCAACTATGTGACGTACAACTACGAGGAAAACCTGTGGTCTGTAGGGACGTTAGATAGAGGCGCATGGTTTGATTCAGGAATGGGAGATAGCCCCATAGCAACGAGCGTTGATACAGATACAGCCGCAACCTACAACTACCTCTATAGCCATGAGACCGGCTTTGATGCTGACGGCTCCGCTATGACGGCTTATGTGGAGTCTGGAGACCTTGAGATAGGTGACGGTGAAGGGTTCATGTTTATGAGCAAGGTTATACCCGACTTCTCGTTTGACGGAGCCGACCCTTCAGTTGATATTACAGTAAAAGGCAGAAACTATCCGCTTGAAGATGCAACAGAGCTTTCGTCAGTTACTGTTAACCAGTCAACAACAGAGTCATACCTGCGAGCGCGGGCTAGACACCCAGTGATCAGGGTGGAAAGCACAGGCTCTGGATACGGCTGGAGACTTGGAACGCTTAGATTTCAGATTAGACAGGATGGCAGAAGATAATGGCTATCAAGAAAACACCCCTGCCCATCGCTCAAGCTCAATACGACATGCTTAATGAATCTATAACTCGGAAAACCGTTGAGGATGCATTAAATCAACATCAAGTTGAAATAACTGCGGCAAAAACCCAAGGCGACAAAGAAGGTTCTTTAGCTATGCGTAGATTTCAGTTCCTATTGATGGGTGCATCATGACTGACGTTATTAAGGTATTGGGTCAGCTTGATCCAGCGGCCACAACAACAACCACTTTATACACTGTACCTGATTTAACTCAAACAACAGTAAGCTCTTTAGTTATTTGCAACAGAACAGGCTCTAGCATCACCTTCAGGGTCAGCGTACATGTTGCAGGGGCTGGTGCAGACGATAAGCAGTTTTTATTCTACGATCAAGCCCTTGCGGCTAACACAACTCAAACTGTAGTAATTGGTATATGCCTCGGACAGACCGATGTCATCAAGGTGTACGCCAGTGCTGTAGATGTAAGTTTTAACCTATTCGGTGTGGAGACAAGTTAATGAACAACCCTAACGCGCAATATGCAAACCAACGCCCAATGCAGGGGGTTGCCGACCAAATGGCTACTCACGGACGTTATGGCGATAGCATGATGGTTCACATGAACCCTGTCGAGGTTGCAGGACTTGCTTCTCTGTCTCCTACAGGCTCTTTGACCACTAACCCTGTGACAGGTCAGCCAGAGGCGTTCCTGCCCTTTTTAGCGCCATTGCTTGGAGGTATGCTTGGATCGGCAGGATTTACCGCTCTTGGTGGTGCGCTTGGGACAGGGGTTTTAGGTTCTGCCGCAACTGCTCTAGGAGCTAATGCGGCTCTCGCGAGTGCTGTAGGCTCCGGTCTGGCTACAACCGCAGTGACTGGAGACTTAAAGCAGGGGATTATGTCTGGGTTAACTGGTTATGGTATTGGTCAAGCATTAGGGGGTGCGTCAGACCTTATAGCTGGAGTTCCAGAAGCCACAACAGCACTGACGGGGGCAGAGCAGGCACTTGCCCAAGGAACTCAAGACCTTAGTCAGCAGGCTTTGTCTCAAGGGGTAGAGGCATCTGCGCTGGCAAGCCCTGAGCTAACAAATCTTCAAGGAAATGTGTTTGACGCAAAAGAAGGGCTTATGCAGGCCAATGTTGATTCGATGAATGTAAGCACCGGAGATATTCTTAAAGACGGAAAGGTGGATTTTGCAAAGAACCTAATGTCAAAGCAGTCAATTCTTCCCATAGCGATTGGCGAAGGCGCAAGAGCAGGCGAGATGCTTTCAGATGACATGAGGGCGGCTGGGCGTAAGAGGCAGGCTGAGAAAGATGCGGAGTTGGCAGATGCTTATGCGCGGAGAGACTATGCGGTAGAGATGGCTCGGAAGGACTCTGCTCTTAACAACCCATACACAGGAGCATACGGGTACAATCAGGGCGGTTTAACTTCGATTAACCCTCAAGATTACATGCGCCAGCGCAATAACCTAGAGAATATGGGCAGAGCGCCTGTTCAGATGTTTGAGGGGGGTGGAATCCCCTCTGATATTCGTATGTTCAACGTCAATAGAGGCAATGCTGTAGATACGCAACGCTCAATTAGACCCCCCAGAATTGTCACAGGTGCGGAGTTAGAGGCTGAGTCAGCGGCTATGGTAGCTGAAGGTCGAGACCCTCGCGCAGGATTCGGCGCAGAGAAAGTTTACTTTAGAGAGCCTCTGCCAGACCCAGTAGACCCAGTAGACCCAGCAGACCCCCCTGCCGATAGCAATCCTCCATATGAGCTTCCGCCAAATTTCCCAACATTCCCCGGAAAAGGCGGTTACAACCCAAGCGCAAACATGGATATGGGAACCACTGAAGTAGAGAGCGCGATGAGGGCTAATGCTTTAAGAACTGGTCGCGGTGCGTTTGATGCAAATGATGCAGAAAGAGCCTTGAGGGACAGTTCCGCAAGAGAGGCTGGCGCTTTGGTAACTGGAATTGGCAGTGAAGACCTTCGCAGGAGCTTTGCTAGCGATTACGGAGACTTGACCGTACCGATATACAACAGAAACGAAATGGCTAGTGGAGGCATTGTGTCTTTAGCTGAAGGGCAGGGCGTTCCGTCTATGGCTCCAGCAATGGGTGCAGAAGGCATGGAAATGACCACCTATCCCGATCAGTCCACAATGCAGATGGACGCACCTCAGATGGAGCCTAACGAGATTCTTTCGGTTATTCAGGAGGTCAAGCAGATTATTCAGGTAGACCCTGATGGCACAAGAGGAGATCAGCAAAGATATAATATGCTTAAACAAAAGCTAAAAGCTATTACCGCTCAGATTGGTGAGGAAGCGTTGATGGAGCTTATGGGTACAAACACTGACCCTGTGTCTTTGGCTAATGGTGGAATGACCCCTCAAAACAAAGAAACTCAGTTGCTAGAGCAAACAACTCAAGCGATCCTAGGCCAGTTGCCCTCCGATCAAGCTGAGGTTGTTATTAACATGTTCGTAGATACCTACGGCAGTGAAGTCTTCGCTCAGTTGCGCGATACAGTGCTACAATCGGTAGTGCCAAACGCCCAAACAGAAGGTAAGATAGAAGGTCAAGGTGGAGGCATGGATGACGAGGTTATGGGCATGATTGGCAATCAACAGCCAGTCGCAGTAAGCCCTGACGAGTACATTGTTCCCGCTGATGTAGTTTCTGGCATTGGTGACGGAAGCTCAAGTGCTGGCGCAGAACAATTAGATGAGATGCTAGATAGGGTTCGGTCAACAAGAACCGGAACAACTAGACAGCCTGCTCCAATTCAAGCTAAACAAGGTGGGGTATTGCCTGCATGAGTAGCGTAGCCGAAAAGAAAGAGGTTAAAAGAGACCTTTCTAGAGAACCACGGGTAAAGAACAAGAACGCCCCCAGAAAGATCACACACACCATCACAATAGCCCCTACAACGTATTTAAATGCATTGTGGCCTGACGTAGAGGATCAGCTTAAACGCGCTGTAATACGCTCTAATGGGCGCTGGACGATGGAAGTCCTTTTTCAGGTCATCTCTAGCGGTCAGCAACATCTTTGGTTGGCGTTTAATGAAGATAAAGAGATTGAGGGCGTAGGCACTACAGAGTTTATAGATTATCCAAACAAAAGGATGCTTGCCATTCAGTTCCTTGGAGGAGACAACTTCAACGACTGGGTGTGGGATATGCTTGAAAAGTTCAACGGCTTCGCAAAAGATTCAGGTTGTGACGGAATAGAGGCCACTGCAAGGCAGGGATTCTGGAAATGGCTAAAGCAAGATGACTTTGAACAGTCATATGTTGTTTATGAGAAGAGGATTGAGAAATGAGCAAAGGTGGCGGCGGCGGTGGCGTACAAGAAGTCGAGCAAACAACAACCAACTTGCCCGAATACGCAAGACCGTTCTATGAAAACCTCTTAGGTAGAGCAACGTATGAAAGCGAAAGAAGATATGAGGGCTACCCGGCTCCTCGTCTTGCCGATTTTGACCCGTATGAAATGGACGCTATGGGCGGTATCGCTGATATGGCGTATCGTGGCGATCCAATGCAACTACAGCAGGCTTCTGAGTTGGCGGCAGGAGTTGGCTATCAAGACCCAAATCAAGCAATGCAAGTCGCTAATGCCTATCGGCCTGATGCTCAGTATTCAGGCTATTTTGCTGGAGACATTAACTCTGGTTATGGCGCAGGAAATTTAGGTCAAGGCTTTCAAGCAGGCCAGAGAGATTCTGGCTATATGGCTCAGGACGTTGACTCTGGCTATCAGGCGGGGGACATAGGCAGTGATTATCAGGCTATGTATCGCGGTACTGGCTATCAGCCAATGCAATTTGATGCAGGCTACGATCCAAGCGCAAGAGGCTCTCAGTTTATAGCTGAAGACCTTTTATCCCAGTACGCACCTCAGCAGTACGAAACTGGCTATCAAGGAAGAGAATTTGATGCAGGGTATGTTGCCAGAGAGCTTGGGCAGGATTACACGGCAAGAGACCTTGAAAGTGGATTTGAGGCGGGAAGCATAACAGATCAAGGCGTTCTTGATCAGTACATGAACCCTTATCAGCAACTTGTTACTGATGTTCAGAAGCGAGAAGCGAGACGAGAAGCCGATAAGAGCGCGGCAGATATCGGCCTTCAAGCGGCTGGTTCTGGTGCTTTTGGCGGCTACCGTGAGGGTGTTTTGCTTGCCGAGCAGGACAGAAACCTACAGCAACAGTTGTCTGACATACAGGCTACGGGCGATCAGGCGGCATTTAATCAGGCTTTACAGGCGTTTGAGGCTGATCGATCCGCTAGAGGTCAAGAGGAGACGTTTAGACAGTCTGCCTTTGGCACTACTGAGCAGGCGCGACAAGCTCAACAGCAGATGGCGATATCATCCTTTGAAGCGGGTGAAAGGGCTAAACAGCAAGCCGCTACGCTAGGCATGACAGCCCAGCAAGCAGAAGATGCCGCGCAACAGGCGAGAGAGCAATTTGGTCAGTCTGCATTCGGGATGAATGAAGAGGCTCAACGAGCGGCAGAACAGTTCCGTCAGTCGGCTTACGGGCAGACTATGGACGCAAGGGCGCAACAAGAGCAGTTTGCACAAGCGGCTTTTAATGCTGGAGAACAGGCAAGACAACAGGCGGCACAGTTAGGTCTAACAGCCCAACAAGCAACTGATGCGGCTAATCAGGCTAGAGAGAACTTTGAGGTCAATGCGTTTAATCAGTTTGATCAGGCTAGGCAACAGCAACAGCAGTTTGAGTTTGCGGCGTTTAACGCAGGCGAGCAGGCAAGACAGCAAGCCGCTCAGTTAGGGTTAACTGCTCAACAGCAAGAAGAGTCGGCCCGTCAAGCTCAGGAGCAGTTCTCTCAGACAGCATTCTCTGAAAACGAACAGCTTAGAATGGCTCAACAGCAAGAAGACAGAGCGGTGTTTGAAGCACAGCAACGTGCCGAGCAAGAAGGTGCTAGGCTTGGTCTTTCTGCTCAAGAGATACAGGAGCGCGTTAATCAGGCTCAGAACGATGCCAGAATGGCCGCTAGAGACGCAAATAATCAGTACATGCTAAACCAGTCCAATCTAGCAATGCAGGCGTTAGACTCAGATAGAGCAAACAGGGATCAGATACTGCGATCCTCTGAGCTTCTTGGTAGCCTTGGCGGTCAAGATCAGCGTATGGAGCTTGAGCGATTGCAGAACTTGCAGGCGGCAGGCCAGAATATGCGAGACTTGGAGCAACGTAGCCTTGATATGGGATATCAGGACTTCTTGCGCCAGCAAGCATTTCCTCGCGAACAGCTTGGATTCTTCAGTAACATCCTTCAGGGTATTCCGGTTACGCCCGGAACCACTAGAACAGCATTTGGCGAAGGGCCATCCTCTTACCAGCAGGCTCTTGGTGCAGGTATTGGTGGTGTTGGGTTGTATAATGCCCTTGGTCGCGGTTAATTATTAAGAGGTTGATGGCAATATAATGAATAACATACAGCAACAAATCGACATTGTTAGCCGACTTCCTGATGATGTGCTTTTGATGAAAGCGCAGAAGGGAGACCCATCAATTCCTCAGTGGGCTTTTGTCTCTGAGATTGATGACCGTACCCGTATGCGTAAAAACAGTGAAGCCTCACAGCAAGCACAGCCCAAAGTTGCACAACGTGTTGTTCAGGAAGGTATTGCCGCATTACAGCCCATGCAACAACCCATGCAACAGCCTCAAGGAATGTACGCTGGCGGCACTATTCGTATGCAACGCGGGGGCTTTTTGAACCAGCGCGACTTTAACTTCTTAGGCGCAGAACCTCAATCTAGAGGCGCATATATTGACGATGGAAAGCGTATTGATGCTTCCTTACTTGACCCTGCCAAACTTTTTATCGACAACATAGCGAGAGCGCGTGAAATGGGAGTGCCTGAGAGCCGATTGGTGGATACCATACGCTCTCAGTTTGGAGATACTGCGGGAGACCAAGCCGCTCAAATCTATTCTAGCCTGAACGATGTGCAAAAAGTGAGACCTGTAATAGACGATATGACATCCGATGCTATTCCGCTATCAACTATAGTGCCAGAAGGAAGAAGACTTTCAGATCGAAAAACCCCTCTAGGCGCTATTGCCAGAGCAGTTTCATCGCCGTTTGAGAATGCTCCTCAAGATTTTGATGACACTACCGCTGTTGATCAGATTTTTGCAGACGCAAAAAATGCCAAAAAGCCAATCTCAGAAGAAGAGTTTTTGGCGGCTGGGGGAATGCCCACATCCATGCAGTCGGACTTGCTAGCGGTAGTGTCTCCTACCAATATCAGGTTGCCAACAAAGGTAGATGAAGATGGAGAGAAAATCGATGATCCTTCAGGCGCACTGGTAGAGGATGCTAGTAAGCACCTCGTCCGTCCCCCTACAAAAGAAGAGACTGATGTTCAAACAGGATATTTTGCTGGTTTAGGCGATGTAGCAACAGGTATTGGTAAATTTTTTACGCTTCCAGACGGGATGAACGGCAACAATACGACAGCCAGCACGAACAGCAACAATACGGCAGACAGCACTGGAGCATTGCTGGGCGCTTCTACTGCTAACGCTAGCAATTCCGGGCAGGGCGGCGCAAGTGATGACATTGACACTCAGCGTGAAGATCAGCTTAATCGGTTAATAGCATCGGCAAGTACACGCACAGGTACAGGTACAGGTACAGGTACAGGTACAGGTGTAGAGGATCCGTTTACTGGATTAACAGCCGAAACCCAAGATTCTGTTAGACAGCAGGCTGAGGGTTTCGCGCAGTCTATAGCCTCACAGGCTGGCAATGACAGCAAAATAGATCAGCAAATGCTTTCTACTGCACTAATGTACATAGGTGCTGGCCTTATGAAGAATGACCTCGGAGGAGGCATTGAAAATGCGGCTAAGGCGGTTACAGGCATACGAGAGAAAGAAGCCGATAGAGCCTTACAGAAGGAATATTACGATACTCGAAGGGCTGAAGCCTTAAGAGATCAAGCCTTTAGGTCAAGTTCCGCAGATCAGGCTGATCAGATAAAGCTGGCAACTGAGGTGCGAAGAGAGCTAATAGATTGGGAGAAGTCTGATCCTGCTTTGGCAGGGTTGAAGATATCCAGCCCCAACGAGTACGCAAGAAGACGCGCCGCTAAGAGAGCAGAGCTTGGGCGTAGCATCGGTTCAGACCTGAGAGTGCCGAAAAGAATAGTTGATGCTTATATTGGCTCTGAGTCAGGTTCTTTGACTTCTGGGAAGTATTCTATAACCGAGGTTAAATAGCCTAATGCCAGTATATGAAGTAGTTGACCCGAATGGCCGAAAGCTAAGGATAGAGGGCGATCAACCTCCGTCAGATATGGAGCTTGATCAGATTTTTGCCCAGCAAGAGTATCCTGTATTTGGGACAACAAGCCAAACTCCTCAAGAGGAGCTAGACCCTTACGCTGACAAAAGAACAGCGTTGGGACAGGCTGGTGAGTTTGGTAAGGGTGCTGTAAGGGGCTTTGCTGGATCATTCTTGACTGCCGCAGAAGGTCTCGCTGAACTGGCTGACGCTGGTACTAATGCCCTTGGCTTTGAAGACTTAATAGATAGTGGCGATGAGAATGCGCTTGTGTCTGCCGCAAAGGCAGGTCAAGAGGTTATACAAGATAATCTTGGCGCTAGCGATGCTTACAGGGATCAGTGGCTCACTAAATTCGGTGAGGGAGTTGGCTCGTTTGCTTCATTCTTTACCCCTGCGGGTGCTGTTAAGGGGCTAGGTCTTACAGGTAAGCTTGCTTCACGCAGTCAGTTAGGAGCGGCAGGAACCTTGGCTGGTGGCGTAGGTGCTGGTGAGCAAGCTCAAAGAATACAAAGAGCCAGAGATCAGGGCATTGAGGTGTCCGAGGCTCAGGAAGACCTTGCCATATTTGGCGGCACAGCGGTAGGATTTACAGAATTAGCGTCTGTGGGCAGTATTTTAAGGCGTATCAGCAAGAACGCCAAGCCTGAGTTTGTTAACAGCATTAAAGAAAGGCTTAAATCAGCGTCAAAGTCTGGCCTTGAGGAAGGAACGCAGGAAGTTGTCGCCAACATCATGCAGGATGCCATTGAGCGTGGCGTGTATAACGAGAACCTTGAGAGCGATATGTCTCTTGGGAGCCTTCTCACCTCAGATGAATTTACAGTTGGTGGCGCTAGCGGTTTTGCCGCAGACCTTATACTTAACTCTGTGGCAAACAGAAGGGGAA